CTGAGTTAGGATCGACAGTTGTTTGTGATGGTATTGTCCTTCCTATTGTTTGTTGTAATAATTCAAAAGCGACTCTAGCCTTAAACTCTTTTTGTAGTTGTTTAGCTCCTAATTTTGCTAAATCCGAATCTTGACTTAATGATCCTTCAGATCCTCTAACATTATTTAAGTCATCTTGAGATAAAATGTTTATTGGACTATAGTCTGACGGAATAAAAATAAATGTCGTGTCACTATTATAATAAGGATCGTTTAAATTTTCAAACGAATAGTCTTCAACCGTTAAAGCATCAAAAGATCCCTCACCACTGTTATATTTATTTTTTCCATAAAAAAATGTTTGTGACTGTGATGTTGTTAAATTTGGTGAAGATGATTCATATTCAAATTCTCCTTGATTTGCTTTAGTTTGAAAGTTTAAATTTGGGTCGATAAATATACCATACCCGTTTGGTACATCTTCAGGACCATAGACGTTAGAAAGGTACGCAATTTTTTGAGATTGCTCTGTCGTTCTATTCGGTGATGATGCCAAATATAAAAAGGGTCCTGAATTAGGTTTTGTTTGTTTGTTTACGTTTGGCTCAATCTCAAAACCAAATCCACCTCTTGGTCCAAAGAAATTTGCAACATATGCGTTAGTTCTAGATTGTTCTGTTGAAATTTCAGGTCCGTTAGATACGTAAGTGTATTCACCTAATCTTGTGCCTATAAACTCTAAATCAAAAGTTACAGTATCCCCAAAACCATTTGCAGTTTTAGTTGGCCCATATTTGTTTAATACCCTTAAAAACTTTTCAAGTTCATTACCTTTTTTTTCTAAATCACTATTAATACTATCAGGATAACCGTAATTTCCTTCATTCGCCTTTGTTTGTTTATTAACATTAGGGTTTACCGTATTTTTGTTTTCTCCGTTGTCTTTAGAATATTGATTTTTAACCAGTTGCTCTTTTTCGGTTCGTTTACCAAAAATTTCTAAAGGGGAACTAACACTTTGCGTAAATGAATAATTACCAAAGTTTGTTTGTGTTCCTAAATTTTTATTTATATTAATTATATTACCAAAATCACCATCCAAAGGGGTGTACTTATTTAAACCAATTAATCTTGGTTCTTGTATATTGGCTTCTAACTCAATAGATGGTGAGTCAATAACCGAATAGTCGATAATTGAAACTTCTGTATTTTTTTTAGAGTCGTTTCCTTGATAAAATCCTTCAACACCATACGGTCTAAGGTTTCTAAGAAGTAACTTCTTTCTAAAGTTTTCTGACGAATTGAATGATAATGGGCTTTCCATTTATTACTTTTAGTATAAATAGATTTTATCATGGTTTTTGAACCATTAATAAGTCTTTGTTTTTCATTGTGTTTAATATTTCTGTTTCTAAATCGTTTTTAAACCTTCTATCTGACATCAATGAACTTGATAAATCACCACTACTTGAAATTTTAACATTTATATTTATTGTTCCTGACCCTTCTATTTTTTGAACAGTTTCTTTTGATTCCTTTTTTTCTTCTTTAACACTAAACATTTTTTCAAACTTAGAAAAATCTGGTAGTTTTAGTTCCGGCATTTTAAATCCTTCAGTTTTAACGGCCATTTCGGTTTGTAAAACAGGTGAAAGTTTTTTTAATTGTAAATACGCCTCTTTTAATATACCAAGTTTTTCATCTAAATCTGGTGCGAATATCGCTTGATCTTCTTGAATAAATTCAAACATTTGTCCTTTACCTAATGTAAGTGTCTTATTTCCTTCACCAAAAAACGCATCCTTAACCGGTTTTGGTGGGTTATCTGTAACAATCTTTCTAAAAGTATCCGGATTTAAAATTAAATTTTTAGCGTCAACCGCCCCTGTTGTTGCAGCATTTTTAAATGTATTAACACCTTCTTGTGCGGGTATTCCACCAGCCAATAAAACCTGAGTCCTTTCTTCTGCAGTCAAAGACCTTAATAGTATTTGTGATATTATTGTTGTATCATTTTTAATATTATCAACAGTAGATAGGCTTTTTTGAGCAATTTGTTTTTCCGTCATCGCAGCCTCTTGTTGATACTTTTTTAGGGCCTCTTTTACTCTTTCGGGATTACCTGTTAATGCTTCTTGTAAGTTATCAATATTATCAAATCCAGGTATTTTCAGACTAATTTTTCCATCCTTAACTTCACTCAAAGAAGCGATTAATCTTTGATCTTCTTCAGTAAAGGTCCCTCCTTCTGCGGCAAATAATTCACCAAGACCACTCTTATTAATATCTGCAATAATTTTAGCTTGTTTTGCAGCCTCTCTACCTAAATTAATAAACTTTTCATATTCAGTACCTTTCCCTAAAGCCGTCAATTGTTCTTTTAATCTTTGTTGTGCAACAAAGTTTGTTTCAACTTCACCTGTTGTTTCATTAACCTTGTATGCAGATGCTGATAAATCAATTAAACTTTCTTGTAGTTTTTCAACATTATTTGCTCCCATGTTCATTAACTGAAATGGATTCATAAGGTTAGACATTGACCCCCCTAACGTGGACATTCCAGCGGCAGCTTCAATAGCCTTTTCTGGGTCCCAAAATGTTTGCCCCATTTGTACTGCACCAATCTCTTCAACAGTAGTTCTTAGTTGTTGAGCCTGGATTGACATTTTTGTTAACCCGTCAATACCGTTTTTAAACCCATAAGCACTAACTTTGTCTAGATTTTTTTGTACCGCTTCCAAAGTAGATTTAACATTAACACCACTTTTTCTTGATAAATCTGTAATTTTATTTATTGATTCAGCACTTTTTTCTTGTGAAAATGTTAAATTCATAAAATCACCAACTAATGTTCCCATAGCCTCAGAAGATATCCCAACATTTTTTCCAAGGACTGCCATATCTTTGACAACTTCTTTAGATGGGTCAATTAATCTACCTAAGCTTTTTGACATTCCGCCCATCAAATCGGTGACATCTTTAAATTGTACACCTAACTCTGTTGTTTCGAAATAAATTTCCTCTACTTTTGCTCTAAAAGCTTCTCCACCTAAGACTAAACCACTACCCATTGTTTTTTGTAGTTCTTTAATCTTGTCCTCCATGTTGGTTAAGACCTGAAACTGATCCTTGGGACTTGTTCCTTTTTGAAGTGCCGCTTCAAGAGATCCCATTAACTCATTAGATCCAGTACCATATTTAACCCCTCCGGTTGAAAATTCGTCAGTAGCGTCTTGAAAAAATAACCACATATATTGTTTTAATTAATAAATAGATTATTCCGGAGTTTTTTCAAACTCTTTTATCAATTTATCAATAAAGTACTTTCTTTCATATGTGGGTACATTTAATAAATCAGAATAGGAAAATTGTCCGTATTTTATAAGGTAATAAAATTCGTCCATTAAACTTTTTTTATGTTCAGAAGAAAGGCCGAAAAAATTCCACCCCAAAGTTCACTGTAACAGTGACTTCTTCTCCAGACGGGGTGATAATTTTTTTATCCAAATCAATTTTTGGTTCGCAATTTAATAAGAATTTTTTTATTTCTTTTGAGTCCATTATTGGCATTTGATTAACAAATGTCGCAATTACACCTTTATCTCTATTACCATCCAATTCCACAATTTGTTTTTCTAATCTTTTTGTAACAATAGGAGCTACCATTCCTTTAGGATATTTATCCGTTAAACTTTCAATTTCAGCATCTTCACCAATATTTAAAACTTTTAATCTTACAGTTTTTTGTGTTTTTGGTAAAATTAAAGTATATAATCCTTCACTATCGGGTTTTATTTTTGGTTCAATATAATTAAGTTCATCAATTAAAATTGTTGTTTCAAACTCTTTAGACGTTTTTGGGTCCTTAACCACAAAATTGTATTCGGGACCAAAAGCGGTATTTCTTAAAAATATTAAGATTGCCTGTACGTCAACATTCAACATTTGGTTTATGTCAAATCCAGGTTCATAAATTTTATTTCTTAATAGTGTTTTAACTAAACCTTCCTTATTGGTATTTTGAGACATTAAAATATTTTCGTCGGCTGCCGTTAAATAACCGACTTTTAATGATTCTTTTTTTGGCGTATAAAAGACACCTCTAGAAGGTAATTTTACAACGTCATGTGGTAAATTAAAATGTTGTTGTCCGTATTCTGTAGCATTATCCATAAGTTTTTTATTTTAAAAATAACTTCACATAACTTATTGTAAATAAAAAACCCCACTTTGTTAGTGAGGTTCTTAAAAATTTTTATATGATTTTTTAATTAGTAAACTAATATACATCTATCAGGTTGTAATGTCATATCTACTTTCATAATATCTGAGTTGGTGTAATTAACCTCATTAAATTTAGCATCTTTAATACTACAACCTTGTAAAATCCATTTTTCAACAACAACTCCTGTTGGGTCTAACATTTCAAGGTCAACGTCTTTTTTATAACCAGCAGCATAACCCATACGTCCTGTAACTGATTCTGCATGTAAACGAACCCATTCCATAACTGCTTGAGCGGCTGACGGTCCGATTGGGTCTCTTAAAGAAACTGCGATAGTACCCCATTTAAATGAACCTGCAACATATGTTTCAGTATTCAAAAATTTAATTTCTTTTGTATCTATATCAATACTTGGTCTTGAAGCCTTTTCAACATACCAAGAGTTAATCCCCAAAGAAGAAGGGAAACTCAATATAAACCTATTTGACTTTTTAGGTTCGTACTGAAAGGGCATTTTCATTAATAAATCAGCCATGTTATTTTGTTTTTTTTGTTTTTATTTTTATTATAAATATCTTGTTATAATTTTTTTTCTATTTACTTTCAGATATTTTTAAAATATATATTATATATAATAGCTTATATCTCTTCTTTTTCTCCTCCTTTAGTTAAATATACTCTTACTGGATTTTCTTCTGGATATTCTTTTTCTAAAAATCCTTTCATCGCTTCAATATTTTTTGCATCATCATCTGAAAAACCAATAAAAGGAATCACTTCATCATTTGCAATGTCATTTTTAAAAATCGCTTTAGACGAGTCTCCTGTCATTCTTGAAACTTCCGAAGCCATTTGTCTACAATAAGATATAAATTCTCTCATCGCTTTAATTTTACCCTCTTCAGGGTTCGCAGCACTACCTTCACCAAATGTCACCGGATGAAACTTACATAGATCTAAATATTCGTTTATTAAATCCTTATCTTGGTATTCTAAATCTTTTACATTTTCATATATGTCTTGTGTTTCTAAATTTCTATATTTTTTTAAATTTTCAACTAAAGTTTTAGAATTAATACCGTTGTGGTTTGATAAAATATAATTTAAACAAGATTCTTTTAAAGTTTCAGGATTGTGTCCTCTAGCGGTTATAATTGCAAAAATCGACCCTCCATTAATACATTCCACAAAATCATTCCATGAAGGACCAGGACTTGCCATCATTGAGTCAATAATAAAGTTTTTGTCTCCTTCTGTTCTAAAATTTCTAAAGGGGTTGGGTGCGTAACCAACAATTGTTGTCCCTTTAAAACTAAAAGGTTGTACCCCAATCTCATGTCTGTGTTCAGCAAACTCCTCTGTTGACATCGGAACCTCTTCTTCGTTTTCACTCATTAACATAATTTTTGTTGGCATAAAAACAATATTGTCGTCCCAATCAAAGGCGTAATATTTTAAATCGGGTCTTCCTTCTTCAGTAATACCTTCGACTAATCTTTTTTTATTTACGTAATCGTATATATATTTTGTATACTTCATTTTTTATTGATTGCAAATAATAACTTTTCTAATTGACTTTCAGTTAAAACAATGTTTTGTTTTTTACCTGAATAAGTAGTCGGTTCAATTTTTTTTGATCCAACACTTTCTTTAATAAGTTTTTTTTCAATTTTCATAACTTTTTTCTTATAAATATACAAATGGGGAATATTTCTACTCCCCATTGTTTTATTTTTTGTGTTTTAATTATACATCATCAAAAGATGCTCCTGTTGGTGTGATAACAAACTCAATATCAATATATTCTAAAGCTCTTGTTGGTTTTAAGAATATTTTTCCTGTTAAAGTGTTTGAATCTAAATCTTCAGGTGTGTTAGAAACCGTTACTCTAAAGTCAATTAAACCTCTATCTCTTCTGATTGAATCCAAGATTGGGTTAACTGAGTCTAAGAAGTCTTGTCTAACTTTGTCATCATTTTGTTCAAATAATAATCTTACTGCCACCGCTGAAATTAATTTTCTCGCTTGTAGTAACAATCTTCTTACGTTGATTCTATCAAGTGCTGATTCCTTAACTTGTAAAGTTTTATTACCCCAAATTACTGTACCAACATCAGAGAAGGTTGCGATTGGGTTAACTC